CTGATAACTCTACTGACGCTGTGTATTATGATGCTTTAACTAGATTAGATGACGCAGATACTTACATAAATACTATTGGAGTTCCTTTTAGGTTCTATCCTGCGTTAGCGGCAGGGCTTTCTTATTATATAGCAATAAAAAAAGCTCCTGATAGAATACAATTATTAAAAGGTATTTATGATGAAGAGATGGACAGAGCTATGGAAGAAGATAGAGATAGGGCTTCTTTTCACGTTGCCCCTTCCCTAAGAGGTTATAATAATGTCTAAATACGCTAGTGACAGATGGGCTTACGGAATATCAGATCGTTCTGGATTTAGGTATAGACTGAAAGATATGCGTAAAGAATGGACAGGTTTTTTAGTTGGAAAAGACGAATGGGAAGAAAAACAACCTCAATTAGAGCCGATTAGAACTAGACCTGATGCTCAGGCTTTAAGAAATCCAAGGCCAGAACAAGATTTATCTGAACAACGAAGTATTCAATGGGGATGGAACCCTGTAGGAATGAGAAATGACTATGGATTAACTCCTAATGATTTACCCGCTACGGGTAAAATAGGAACTGTAACGGTGGTAATAACATGAGCTATACATATGCACAATTAAAGTCTGCAATACAAAATTACGCAGATAATACAGAAACTACGTTTGTTGCTAGTATTCCTGATTTTATAGAAAGTGCTGAACAACAAATTTTAAATTCTATAGACCTTCAATATTTTAGAAAAAATGTTACAGGTGTAACCTCTGGAACTGGAACTAATTCTTTTTTACAAGTACCTATTGATTACTTAGCATCATTTAGTTTGTCTATTTTAAATGGAACTACTAAAGAATTTTTATTAGAAAAAGACGTTAATTACATTCAATCTGTAAATCCTACTTCTGCTACAGGTGTTCCCAAATATTATGCCTTTTTTGATATCAATAATTTTATTTTAGCTCCAACACCTGCTTCGGCTTATACTGCTGAATTGCATTATTTTTATCGACCAAATAGTTTAACGGTTGCTGGTGAAAACGGAACAACATGGTTAAGCAAAAATGCACCAAATGCTATGTTATATGGAAGCTTAGTAGAGGCTAATATATACATGAAAGGGGAGCAAGATTTGCAACAATTATATACTGAAAGATTTTTAAGATCTTTAGAGAGATTAAAAGATTATGGTGAGGCTAGAGAAAATGCTGACGCATACCGTCAAGGGCTTCCAAGGAGGCCAAGAACATGAAACTAGCTATCGTTGGATTAGGTGGGAGTTATTCCGACTATATAGCCGCTAGAATACGTTCAGAACATTTTGATGAAGTCTGGGGGATTAACTGCGTGGGTGGTATCATTCATGTAGATAAAACTATAATGATGGACCCCGTATCACGGTTTTTAGATTCAGACGATGCGGGTTCTCAGACAGGCATAGCAAGAAAGTTTTTAGAAAAAAACAATAAACCTATAATTACTTGTGAGATGGATGATAGAGTAAAACATTTAGAACTCTATCCATTAGAAGCCGTAATTAAAGATTTAAATATTTGTTACTTTAACAATACTGTTCCTTATGCAATTGCGTATGCAATATACTACGGGGCAAAAGAACTTTGTTTATATGGTTTAGATTATACATACAAGAATGTAAGCATGGCTGAAGCAGGTAGAGCATGTACGGAGTTTTGGTGTGCTATTGCTACAACAAGAGGTATAAAGATAGAGGTTGCACATAGTTCTGGGCTTTTAGATACAAATGTGCCTGAGAACGAAAAACTTTATGGGTATCATAGATTGGAAGATCCTTTAGTGCAGTCACATAAGTCGGGAGGCTTATTGATAACTCGGCAGTCTAAAGTGGAACCACCAGAGCCATTGGACCAAGATCCAATAATCTTTGGCAGACACGATCACAAACACATGAATGGGGGAGAAGTTAAATATGTTTAGCGTAAACGGGGGAGTTGAGACAGGTTTTGTCAATGTAGTCTCGTCAAACAATGGTGGACTCAGTAACGATCAAATTTCAGAGATGGCTACTAATAAAATAGTTGCTGTGTCGGAAACAGCCCCTGAACCAATCAGGCAACAAGCGCAAGCTTTTTCTGATAACGTGCGAAATGTCGTGCATTATCATATAGAGTTGGCTAGAAAAGAAGAACGTGCTACTATAGCCCATAAACTAAGAGAGGCTGGTCACCCCGACTTAGCTAATACTATAAGGAGAATATAAAATGGCAATAACACAAGCGATGTGTACATCATTCAAAAAAGAACTGATGACAGCTACACATAATTTTGCAACTAACGGAAACGCTTTTAAATTAGCACTATATGCTATTGGCAGTGGTGGTAAGTCGAGCACAACTGCAACATTAGGAGCCGCATCTACGGTGTATGTAACAACTGGAGAAGTAGCTTCAAGTGGAACGTATGTTACTGGTGGTGGTGCTCTTACTAAAGTTGCTCCAACTTCAAGTGGAACTACGGCGTTCACAGATTTTGGTAATATAGCTTTCACTACAGCAAGTATTACGGCTAGAGGTGCTTTGATATACAATGACACTAACGGCGATAAAGCAGTAGCTGTATTGGATTTTGGATCAAACAAAACTTCTTCTTCTGGATCCTTTACGATACAATTCCCTGCAGCAGATGCCTCAAACGCTATTATTCGTATAGCTTAACGAGGTAACTCATGCCTATTATAGCAGGTTGGGGACGCGGTACTTGGGGCCAAGGCTCTTGGGGCCAACCTCTTCAGGCAGGTTGGGGGCGAGGTACTTGGGGTCAAGGTGCTTGGGGCCAACCTCTTTCTCAGGAAGGCTGGGGTCGAGGTTTTTGGGGTCAAGGACCGTGGGGTCAACCTATAAGCAGTGGGTCAACGTCTATCGACGTTCAACCTACTGGAGTTGCAGCGACTAGTGCAGTTGGCAGTGTAAGTGTAAGCGTTGTAACAAGTGAGATAGTTCAACCTACTAGCGTTGCAGCAACTGGTGCAGTTGGTACAATACTTGCAGATGCTGGAGCTATAGTCGTTACGACAGGAATAGCTGGCTCAACAGGAATAGGAAATGAGTCTGTTGTAGGAACAGCACTTGTTGATTCTTCAGGAGTTTCTTCAACAGTTAGTATTAGTGGATATTCTGCTACAACAATTACAAAAACAGTTATAGTTCAAAATGTAAGTGGAGCGAACAAATACTTTATAGATGGGGTACAGCAACAAACCCAAGAGTTATTTGAACGAAATACTTACAGGTTTGACCAGTCCGACTCTTCTAACTCAAATCATCCTCTACGGTTTTCCACTACGTCTAATGGATCACACGCTGGAGGTTCGGAATATACAACGGGAGTAACCGTAAATGGAACTCCAGGTCAAGCGGGTGCGTATACAGAGATAACTGTACCAGAGTTTGCTCCAACTTTATATTACTATTGTACAAATCATAGCGGCATGGGTGGGACAGCAAACACACCTTTCGTGTATAACCTATTAACTACGGCAGGTGTAGCCGTTACAGGCGTTGCAGGTACAGGTGCAATAGGAACGGCACTGGTTATTCCGTCAATTGAAGTTTCTCCAACAGGCGTTGCAGCAACTGGTGCAGTCGGCGATGAAAATGTTATAATAGATACTATAGTTCTTGAAAACGGTGTTGTTGCAACGGGAGAGATTGGGAATGAAACTGTTGTAACGGATGTTACAGTTATTTCTACAGGTCTTTCTGCAACTAGTGCAGTTGGAACCGCAAGTATTGTAACGAGTTGTATAGTCCAACCATCTGGTGTTGCTGCAACTGGAGCAATAGGAACGGCACTTGCGGCGGCTGGAGCAATTGTTACAGAAACAGGTCTGACAGGTACAGTTGATTTTGGTGACGAACAAGTTATTGGAACTGCTGTAGTAAGTCCGACTGGTGTGTCCTCAACTGGAGCAATAGGAACAGTTCTTGCGGCTGGTGGGGCAATTGTTACAGAAACGGGCTTAACAGGTACTGTTGGCTTTGGTGACGAACAAGTTATTGGAACTGCCGTAGTAAGTCCATCTGGTATTTCCGCGACAAGTGCCGTTGGCAATGAGCAAGTCATTGGAACCGCAGTAGTAAGTCCATCTGGTATTTCTGCGACAAGTGCAGTTGGCAATGAGCAAGTTATTGGAACTGCTGTAGTAAGTCCGACTGGTATTTCTGCGACAAGTGCAGTTGGAACTGTAACAGTTGCTTTAGACAT